CTTCGGATGAGTTGCCGATCGTTGTAGTGAGTCCCTGAAACGTCAGAGATACCTGATCGCCCTGCTTTGATGCTTTGATGCCGAACTCTTTCAGACGCTCAAATTCGCCCGTAGAGGCGTCCGCGACTGCTTCGATCATTTGCATCATGTCTTTGCCCATCGCGGCTGACGTGTTGCCATACGACCGCAGAGCGCGTTCTGATGGGTCTAATCCCAGCGCTTTGAGCTTAATGAAGCCTTCGACCGACTGATCGAGAGTAAATGGAGTCTGAGAAGCGAATCTTTCGAGTTCTGAGAATGCGAAAGCGGCGTCTTCGGTGCTTCCGGTCATCGTCTTCAGAGATCCTTTCAATCTCTCTGACTCTGTAACCGTCCGGGCGAAATTGGTAACCAGTGCGCCGACGCCGAGCGCAGCCATAGCGCCGCCCAGCAGTTTGAATGCCGACGTTGTACTCTTGGCGCTTTTCGCCATGTCGTCGTTTGCGGCGTTTACCTTCTTGCTAGTCATCTGCCCGGTCGTGCCGAGCTGCTTGATGTCTTGGTTAGCCGCTTTGACTTGTCGAGTGTCGACTTTGATCTGTATCGTTGCTAGATCCATGCTTGTCCTTAATAACGAGTCCGCGTAAAACTGACTTCATGCCTTTGGCGATGTCGTTCTGTTCTTCTTCGGTGCGGTAGGGCGATTGAACGTCCTGATTGTCGTATTTTAACACACTGCTGGCATAGAGAGCGGATAGCCGCTTTATTGTCTCGGCTTCCCATCCTGTGAGATGCAATTGCGTTCTCGCCACAAAAGCATCGATCTCTTGCCAAGTCAGCCCATGAACCCCGTTGCCGCTATTTAATGCGACTCCAATTCTGCTGAGTATCTCTATGATATAGCCGAACGGCTCCACGTCTGGGAACCGCCCGGCTATCTCATTACTGTCGATCATATCGATGCGTGATCGTTCTTTGTCTTTAGCCCGGGTAGAGAGCCACGCCCACTGTTTAACGTAGAGCGATAACTGCCCGGTTACTTGAAAAGATAATTATTTCTATCCCCCGCAGCCGCCATTAACTGCTCGGCGACCCAGTTGCGCTTTTCGTAGAGCATATTCGCGTTCTCTTTGTTGCACTTTAATGCCACATCTTCGAACTCGATGTTCTTGCTCCACTTTAGCGTGCTTTCTGCCAATATCTCATAGAGCGCCGCTTCGAGAACTGCATTTGGGATCTTTCGATCTTTGTAGCGATTCGCGTTCCGGGTATTAACTCGCTTTGCGGCGTTCTGCCACGTCTGCGAATCTTTGCCGAGAACAACAATCGTCAAATGCTCGCCCTCATCGTCTACTAGATACTCGCCATCAAAAGGATCTTGAAGTTTTACTTCGATTCCTTCTTCCGCCGCTGCTTGCAGGTCAAATTTTGCTAAATCCATAAGTCACGCCCCGAATGTGTGTTTTATTAAGCTGCTACGTTGACTGGTGCATTTGTCAGCTCTATTACGATGCTGTCTGACTTGATGCTGTCCACGCCGCCAGCGTTTACTTGGTAGCTCATTACCAGACCAGTGAAATAATCGTCTTCGCCGTCTGGATAAGTGATTTTTACGGAAACTTCTGTATCAGTCGCAGCAGCCGCTTTCGCAGCAACTTGACCAGTATCCGCAGCGTCAGCAGCGAATGAGAGAGTCAGAGTTCCGTCGTTTACCGAACCTTTACGCTTAACCACACGACGCTCACCGAGAGGCGAGTGAGTGATTAAGTTGTAAACCGAGCCGAATGCTGGGATCTCAGTAATCTCGCCAACTGTGGCGAATGTGAGAGCTTCGAATCCTGCCTGATCGTATGTAGCGGGAGAACCTGAGACGATGCCCAGAGTAGTGCCCGCAGATGTTTGAATAGCCATGTTGATTGCCTCTTATTTGTTTGCTGCTTTGATATTCTTAACCAGCAAACGGTTAAAATTTTGCAGATTCTTCCGAACCATCCCGTCTGGATGCTTTTTAGACCAGCCATACTCCAGACGTTCAATATACGGAAGGTTATTTGTCAGATAGTAAAGATCGCCCACTGCCACGCGCACTGTTTGGTCGACATCTGCGATTGCTTTGGCTTCGCCCGATCTCACACTACCTACGGAAACTTCCCCAGTCGCCCCGCGACCGATGGATGCTTGCCAATTACCACGGGCACGCCCGGTGTCTGCCGGAGTGTCCTTAATTATTGCCGTGCTTACTTCGAAAAGAGTCGCTCGGATTCCCTGATCGAGAGTCCGGTCGATCTTTTTTTCGATCTTCTTCCAGTCAGATTCCCAGCTCACACTATAGCCCTCCAACTGATTGTGACCGGGATCTGATACCAGTTATCTCTTCCAGAGAATGATCCGATACTGGTCGTTTCGATAATGCTTTGAGATACCGACGTTTTGGTTATTTTAACCGTAACGCCGTTATATGTGTACTCTGCGCCACGCGGAAAGTGCAGCGAGACCAGTCTGGCTTGCTCTTGAGCAGCGAATCGACGGTCTCCGCGACCAGCCATTACGCTGACTTGATAGAGTCCTTCGTAATCGTCTGCGCTAGTGTGAGCAATTCCCACCGCGTCTTTAATGTTCGGCAGAAATGACTCTTGCAGATAGAGAGTCCCTTCGACGGGAGTGTATTCTGCGTTCTCGTAAGCGATTGGCGGCACTCCGTCGGTCTGGATTTCTGCCAGACGAACCGAGAGAGCTGTATTGATGTCCTTCTCTGCTGCGCTCATATTCTAATCTGGCATATATACATGACGTTTGTCCCTGCCGGGTTGATTGGTGAGATTTGCATTACTCGCCAAGTCTTACCATTTACGCCGACTTTCCAGTTCGCTTTCGGCTCAGACGCCACATTACTGGCGAGAAGCTTTAGATCAGACGATAAAATAGTGTCGCCATTTATCTCGGCGTTCTTAAAGTTCGTCGCCACTCCGTATCCACTGACAGTAGATTGAGTCGCCGGCGTCGTTACAACGCCTGTCGCCGGGTTAATGACTTCGCCAGTTTCGTATGTGAACGTGATTGCCTGACCGTTATCCCGGAGCAATCGCGTCGCAGTAGATTCGAGAGCTGTATAATTAACGCCCATATCAGCCCCTAATGGTTCGGATATTGTTGCCGCCAGTGCTAGATGTGACCAGCTTGCGCATTGCGTTGCCGATGCTGCGAATAACGGTAGAGATAGAAGCGTTGTCCATATACTCGACTTCGAGTACGTCGACTTTCTCTTTCTTCACTGCTCGATCTACAGTTGAGAGCGGATCATTGCCCGCCATGATAGAGATGGCGATCGTAATCTGCGCATCTTTGACCAGTTCTGGTATCTGGCTTGAATTCGTGAGATAGCCGTCTATCAATAAATCAGAACGCGGAAACTGGAGCGGCTGAGTCTCGATAACCTTAATGCCGCGAAACGGCTGTTGCTCGAAATAGTCCATCGACAAAATAAGCAACTGCGACTCGTCACCGTAAGTCCCAGAGATCGTAATATTACGGTCTGCGCAATACTGAGTGAACTCGGCAGTAGTCACGTAGCTGTTCGCGTTGGCGACGATTGAGCCGTCTTCGACGATGATAGTAGCCATTTAGCTCTCCGCTTTGGGCTTGCGAGTCTTCTTCGGCGCTGCCTTCGGCTTTGCCGCTGGCTTTTCACCGAATAGCGTCATTGTCTTGGGATCAAAATCAGACTCGTTGATGGTAACTGCTTCCCCATCCCGGTCGATCTTTACTGTTGGTAGTTCGTACATATTCCTCTCCGTGAATGATGCGGAGCGCCCGAAGACGCCCCGCGATCACCTTTAGCCGAGCAGAACTGCCATATGCTCTGGCTTGATGGCTGAGACGCCCCAAGCGAGTGCCACTTCGAAGTGAACCTGTCTGTACTCTTTGTACATAGACACTTCGAACGTGATGCCTGAACGCGGATCAGTCATAAGCATGACGTCCTCAGCGAGATCGCCTTCAACTGGACGAGCCGGAGCGCGTGTTACGAGAACGATCGCGTCACGGTTGAACGCCATGTTCGCAGCGTAGCCGTTGCCGACTGTTACCGCTACGCCATCAGCGAGAGCAGCTTTCAGACCGGGAGCAGCGATAGTCACTGTGCCAGTAGCAAGCGCTTCTGATACGACGTACTTGTTAGCATCGCCAGCGAAAGTGATTGTATCACCCGCCAAGATAGTGCCAGTGCCGCCGTCGATTGCGATAGCTGTTGCGCCAACTGCGAAAGTACCGTTTGTGACGTAGTTCGCGCCAGTGCCCTTAGTGTGAGCATTGATCTGCGCAGACTCGCGGAT